ATATGGTACAAAAGTAAACATAAAATATAATTATTAACACAATTACTTACAAAGTTATTAACAATTTAAGTGTTAACAAGAAAATTAAAGAGAAAGTGCTAGAACTATAACTATAATTAAGAAATAGAGGAGAGATAGCTTTGTAGAGTCGTTTACCTTCATTATAAGGGCATTAAAAGATTTATAGGTAGTGTACCATTGTTTAGTATCACAGCGCAGCCAATAGCAGGTTTTTTACCTGCTTTTGCGTAATTAAAACTAAGGTTTGTAAAATTTATACCTGTACCCACTTGACAGCCAAAAACTCTAAAGTTTCTGCCTACATAGTGTTCGGTATAGCATTGAGTGTGTAGGTGACCTTGTACTGTATTCATCATATCTGCCCTACATTTGGTTCTAGCTGTACCACCTTCACCGTGTACATATTGTACATTATCTTGTACATATCTTTCAACAAATTCCCAGTTCGGTGTTCCTAACACTTCGCTATATGATTTTAACCAAGCTGAGGGTATACCACCTGTCATAGCTTTTCTTGCAGCCATTCTATCGTGGTTTCCAATTATAACCTTTGTTCCTACTTCGTTAAATTCGTTGTACCATCTTTGTACTCTTTGTATTGCATAGTTAAGCTCATCACCTGCTGAAGGTAAATCAGGGTTTTGTTCGTGGTATGAATATCCTGCGGAATCTAGCACATCACCAATTAAAATTACTTGATTGCAATTATAGGTTTCATATTGTTCAACAACCCACGGCAAATATTCGTCTAAGTCCCAAGGACAATGAAGGTCGCCAACGCATAAAACATTTCTAGTGTCGGCTTCCCTCATTTTTTGTAGTGCCACTATTTCGTGTGGCTTTAATCTGTATCTATTATTTCTTAGCGACATCAGCAATTCCTTGTCCTACAATTAAGGTTAGAATAGCGTAATATAAATCTTTTGCTGTTGTTTCATCAACTCCTAAGTAAGTAACAATAGCAGGTATTACAACAGAACTTACTGCGTACCAAAACTTCTTAGACTTAAACATTTGACCAATTAAATAGTTTTCTAAAAACTTTTTCATAATTATTTATCTTTGATTATTAAATTAATATTCTCACCACCCAAATTTATTATTTCTTTTATAAGTAAGTCCATAGCTAAAGTTGAATTATGAACAATGTCTTGTTGGCTTCCTAGCCCTACTAGTATACAGCCCCTTGTGTCCTTTGCCGTGTTACCTCTATGAAATAATATGTAAGAGCGGTCTTTTACATCTTGCACTAATAAGTGTAGATAGTTTCTTGTAGCACTTTCTCTTGGGTATCTTAATCTGACCTTATAACTTCCTGAAGGTATACAAGATACACTTCTTTGATTGTCTTTATACGGTAATTCTAAAGTATCGCACATTCTTTCACCATTTAAAAATAGTTCACCTAAAGTAGACTTTTCTGTAAAAATGTCTCTTATCAGCAAAAGGTTTATGTGATTAGGTTTATAGATAATAGGTTTTGTAGATTTTACACCCTTTAACTTCTTTAACAAATTCTTTACGCACTTTAACATCACTTTCTTGGGTTTTATTATACTTAGGATTGTTGCTGTTTAGTTTTCGTTTTTTAGGCATTATTTTTTGAATTTTACAAATTTATAAATAGTAAAAGCTATTGCTAGTATAAGTGATACTAACGTCAATATTTCGTTACAATCAGTTATACTAAAACCAATAGCTGAACCGTTAGCTATTCCTACTTGTAGTGTGTCTTTTAGGTCTGTCATTATTGTTATTTTTTGGCTTAGTCTCCAAGTAGGACTTTAGCTTAGTTACATTTATTTTTTTTGGTTTGTAGTGTTTCTTCATTAATTTAATCCTGCCGTTAAAAAGTTTCTAAGAGTTAATTTTGTACCTCTTTGCATAGGTTTTTCAAGATTCATTCCATTATAGTAGGCGTTAGGGTCAGGGCTAACATCAGCCCCAGAATTTGTCGAAAATTCAGGAAAACTAGATGTATTGTTTCTAACATAGTCTATCATTCTTTCTGTATAATATTCTGCTGTGTTTCTTACTTCTTCACGTAGATGTTGGCTTTCTTCTGTACTTAGTGCCGTTCCTGTTTCTGATGTCTTAGAATATATATTACCGTTTTCTATTTTAAACCTAAGAAATGGTATTGCGTGATAAAAAGCCCAGTTAGGAAGCATATCACCAATATAGTCATCTACTAAAGTTTTGTAAGCTGCATTAGCTACGTTTGATAAAGTACCTGCCGTTATTAGACTTTTAAGCTTTTCTGTTAAGTCAGTTCCTAACTTTGGTTCGACATACAATTTTTGTGCTTGTCTTACATAAGGCAACAACAAGTCGCTCGAAACATTTAAGTTGATTGCTGTGCTGTCTTTTAATTTTTGTTCTGATATAAATAGTACGTATGCCATAAGTTGTTAATTATCAATTTATTATCTTGGTTCTAAAAAACCATTATTCTTCATTCTTTTTGGTGGTCTAGCCACTAAATTGTCATTTTTTTCTGCCGTAAAACCTTCGCTTCTTGCTTTGGTATAAGATATTAATTGGTCAGAATTTATTTTGCCTTTAGCCCCTCTTAAAGTTGTTTTGTATATCTGTCTTAACCAAAAATGGTGACAATTCCCACCACCCTTGTAAAGCCATATAGAATAAGTGTTGGCACCTCTTGCTCCCCACCCTGGATTAACTGCCCTGTTGCCCATTTGTATAATATCTTCTTTTCTGTATATTTTTTTAGCTGACATCATTAATTTGCAAAAGTCTCTAGTTTCACCCTTTTGGTTTAAAAAATTATCTTTAGTGTAAACATACCTAACTTTGTAAAAATCATTATCTGACTTGTTAGTTCCATCTTGGCTGCTTCTAGCGTTTGGTCTTGCTGTTCCAGTAGAAGCTAACTCTATTTTTTCATTTGCCACTTCATTTAAAACTTGTTCAAAATCAAAGTCTTGGTGTTCGCCATCTACTATTTCTTCTTCTATTAATTCCCAATCTTCTGGTATATCTTCGCCAAATTCTTCAATAAACTTTGTTAATTCAGTTTTTTCACCCTTCATTTCTGTTGCTTCACTATGCCCTTCACAAGCCATATAAACCGTTCTGCCTTCTAATTCGTGTTCGTGGTACCCTGTACACCCTAAAGTCTTTGCGTGGGCTTCAGCTTCTTCTATTGTGCTAAAAACTGGCTGTCCGTCTATCATTCCAACTTTGCTAAAATCTTCTCTTATTTCAACATCTAAGGGTTTTAGCCCCATTTCTTCACGCAATTCGTCTTCTGTTAAAATACCTTTTAAATCTTCTGAGGTAAATTCTAATGTAATAGGTTTTAATTGTACAAAGTCTACTGGTAAGTCCATATTATTTACAGAAAACAAAGTCTGTAAAGTATTTTTGATTTCTAACTGGTACGGTATAATTACAGTGTTAAGGTAAAAATTAAAGGCACTGTTCAGTTCATCTACATTAGAACCTAGTCCTGTATCATTTTTAATACCCATTAGCATAGGGCTTGTTACACGGTGTCCTGTAAGTATGTTTTGTACTAAAAGTTCTTGTAGGGCTAAGTATTGCTTATCTGCGTCTGAAACACTTATAGGTGTTATTTCAGGTGTTCTTGTTTTATCATCTGAGAAAGTTAAAATAAATTTACCTGAGTTCTTAGCACCTGTAAATTTATCCGATAAACTTTGCTCTATTTGTCTACGCTCTTCTGCTGTTGGTATACCATTAGCAAATGATATAAAATATGAACCACTAAAGCCATTTTCAATATTGTTTAGGTGAAATTCAGCAACCCTTTGGTCTACTAAAGCCCAGTTACAAGCTGCTAAATAATCAGGTGTATGATAACAGTCCATATTTGGTGAATATGACCCTGTATATAATAACTGACTTCCTGATGTCCTGTCGTTTACGTTAAATGCTGCAATAGGGTATGGTTTGTGCGTTCTAACATTACTCCAATCAGCACTTATAAAATAAGTGTCAATTTTACCCATTTCATTTGGTCTACCTGCTCTAACTCTTTCTACTGGTACGTGATAAACTTCTGCAATTTCTGTTCTCTCTCTATTCCATACTACGTGTAAGGCGTAAGCCCCTTGTAATTTAAAATCAAAAGCTACTTTTTTTATTACCTGGTGTAGACTTTCTTTTGCATTAGCGTGTCTTAAAAACTTTTTCAACCTCACATAAGCGTCTAAATTAATATCTTCTTCTGTTGCTATTAAGTCTTTTCCTGCAATCATTTCAGCAGTTGCATTAATTATAGCTGCGTGTGTAGAAGAATTATAATATAAGTCAATTAAGAATTGTGGGTATAAATTCCGCCAGTCCTCAGTTCCATATTCTATATAGTCTTTACCTCTTACCTCTTGTATTATAGGTGCTGTTGCTGTTTCTAAATTTATTGAAATAATATCTTTCATATTTTATTTTTTATATGCCTGACAGATATGCGTTTATATTAGCTGTTAAAGTGTCATTTTGAGCAGTGTATATTTGTATTTCTTCAATAGTACCTTCAAATGGATTAACATCTGTTGCTCTTACACCAATAGCGTCAATATCTGCTGTACCTGTAAGTGTTTCGCTGTCTGCTTGTTTTACACCATTTTTATAAAGTTCTATTTTTCCTGTATCATCTCTAGTTACTACAATATAGTTATCACCCCAAGTGCCACTATCTAAGCTAAAGGTCTTAGATGTACCGTCTATCTTTATTAAAAATCTATCAGAAGCTGAATACTTAAAAAATTCATTAGAGGTTGTATTGTCACCAAGAATGACATTGTTATAAGCCCCAGGGTTTGCGACAAAGCCAATAGTAAATTCATCAGCTATACTAATTTGTGTTGTGGTTTGTAAGTTGTTGGTGTCTGCTGCTACAAAAGTTAAAACACCATTACTGTAAGCAGGTTGTTCAGTAGCTGTAGCTTGTGCCATATCGTGACCATTTGTTGTGCTGTCAGCCCATTCAGCAACATCACTACCATTTAAAGAAATACCTGCA